GGCAGTAGTACGATGGTTGCGATGAAGGGAATGAATCATGCTATCGAATTGTTGTATCATCATATTGGCACAAGAGAGAAATGGGGGACGTTGAATCCTGTGATAACGTTTGAAGGGCTAGAAGAATCTAATTTAGGAACTTCAGCAGGACTTAACATTGTGGAGGAATTTGTAGTTCAAGGGGCTGTTCCTCTAAAAGTGGGTGCAAAAAAAAAGCTGAAGTTTTTGAAGCTGATGTGATGAGCATTCTTGACTGGTTGACTGATGAAGAGGCTGTTGACTTGTTCATTGCATTTAATAATACGGGAAAAAATGAAGTCTATTATTCTAAGGACAAACAATATGATCCTGTCGCTTATGCTGCATGGAGACATAAGTGTCGATTGTTTGTTATCCCAAGCTCGATATTTATTTTAATGGAGCGAATGGTTAGCGAGCTTCGGATGATGCTTGAACGGAGAGGGCCGATATGTGTAGGCATGAAATGGAGTAATGGAGGAATGGATGAGATAGCCAAGAAATTAAAAATTGATATTCTTACTGAGTGGCTTCACATATTGGTGGAAGGAGACGTTGAAAACTTTGACCAATCGGTTTGGGAGAGATTCATTGATCTATACTTTTCCTTTGGATTGGTTTATGATATACCCACAGGACCAGATTATGAAATGAGAAAAAAAATAACGAGATTCTTAATACGGACAATTGTGGTGCGTTTAACGCATATGTTTGGAAAGATATGGGGCTTTAAAACTGGAGGCATGCCAAGTGGAATTTATAATACATCACATGGGGACTCATGGATAATGTGTCTTTGGTTCTTTCTATTTGGCGTGTTTCAGATAATGAATGCTCCAGATTCTCACAAGGAGCAGTTAGAAGATGCAATGATGTGGCTCGTGGCATTAATTGTGTATGGAGACGATCACGTCTACAACATGACTAATGATCCTCTAGTGCAGAAATATTTGGGAGGGACTGTTTTTGTGCATTTTATGTGGGAACATTTTGGAGTGAGGATTAGGGGGTTAAGAAATGGAATAAGCTTCCTTAGTAGTCAAAAAGGTGGTTACTTAGTTCATAAGGGGATGACGTTCTGCAGACAGCAAGCGGTACTAAATCCCTATGTTGCACTTGATAGGCAGCCCCGCTATTTGCCTTTCCGAGAAGCTTTTGAATTTTGGGTTAGGGTTGGTTGGGGTCGAGACGTTAGGAGTAGAGGGCCAATTGAAATAATGTTATCCTGTATAGGTCACGCTTATGGGACGTACGCCTCGAATCGAATAGCATATGATGGCTTGTTTTTTCTCTATCAAGTAGCATTAGAGTATAGCGTTAACCCAATGAATGAGAGACTAATGTTGGAGGAAGGATTAGAGGAGATGACAGGAGGAGATTGGCAAGAATTTCGTAGACGAGGTGTTAGTGTAACAGAGATACTTAATGGATTTCCAAAGTGGGAGACATTGATTAAGAAAAATGAGTATGACCCGAGTTACCATAAATGTGATGATGAAAGAATTCCTATCCAATATGCTCGATATGATGTTGCCTTTTAAAGTTAATTTCTTTTAAAGAAAAA